TGGTCGACGATTATCTGCTATCGAAGAAGCAGCTGTGGGGACTAACACATGACATCACAGTCAAAGGGCAACCTGTCGAACTTTATGCACAAGATTTTAGAGATCCCTTCCGAAAAGGTCAGGGAATCTATTCTCTCAAATCTAATAGATGGCTGCAAGAGCCAACTAAGTACAAGATCGACAGATCCCACCCAGAGGTGGTAAGAAAAACAAAAGGTTACATAAAAAGCATTGATGACCTAATTGATTCCAAGTCTGACGACATCGATGCTTTCAAAAAGCTAAAGAACAGACTCAGGGGAATGAGAGCAGGAGCCATTGAGAAAGGAGGCGAATCATCACCAGAAAACCTTGTGTTTAAAGAACTAAGAAACAGAGGATACTTAGACAAACTTTCCAAATACATCAGAAATATGGAAGATGAGTCCCTATCCTTGAAGTAATAAATAATGGTAGTAACATAAGGTATAACAATGTCCTGGTTAGGTCAAGGATTCTCTAGAGAATCAATGAAGTCGATGGCAGACGCTTTCGCGAAAGTCCAAGAAGGCAAAAAGGTCGAAGAGATTATTGAGGACTCCTATAGTGTATCCGTAGAAGATGGTCTTGCTCTTGAAGAAGGCAAAAAGGACTGTAAAGACGGTTATAAGTGGGACTCTGACGAAGGCAAGTGTGTCAAGAAGAAGAAATCTTCGAAGACAACCATTATCATCGGCAGAGGTTATGGTGGTCACCATCATGACGATGACGACAAAGATGATAACAATGAAGGCAACGACGGAAACGGCGGTGGCGGAGACGCTGGCGGCGGAGACGGCGGTGGCGGTGGTGGAGAATAAACCACTAAATAACTTAAAATCTAACTAAGAACTATGCCACAAAGAAGTAACATTGTCGGAGACTTGGGAACCACTAAAGTGGCTTCTGACGCTTACGATATCGACAACATCTACCTGACTGAAGAAGGTTGGGTTTACAGACACTACAAGAGAACTGATAAGTCAAAGTGGTGGGACGAAATCCTCGTAGCCGGTGAAGTCGTCGAAGCTGGCAACGAGCCTTGTGCCGAAACCAACCCTCCCAAACTAGGAACTCTTCAGTCTCCTGTTTTTGAGAGTGGAGACACCTTCAAGGACTTTGAATATTCCACACAAACCGCAACTGGTGGTGGAGTTCCTACATTTGATGACACTCCTGCAGCTCCCGATCCAACTCCAGTGACCATTGGTAGTGTCAGCCTTGACAACACAACTACGACAGCCACTGAAGGTGACGTAGTTACTTACGTTGGTTCCTATGATGGTGACGCTCCTGCCGATCAAGTCAGATTTGACTGGATTATTGCTAACGCCACAGTCACTGGTGGTTCTATCACCAGCAACACTGTTACCGTTACCTTCGATCAAGTCGAAACAGCTGGTGTTCAGTGTAGTGTAACTGGTACTGACTCCGCCGTTGCTGACGGACCTGCAAGTGTCACCCTCAACGTTGTTGTATCGGCTGCCTAATGTAAGATGAGATTTGATGAATTGAATAAGGATAACTTCCTTCTTTTTGCAATTAAGAATTATGAGAACCCAAGCACTCAAACTCAAGAAGAGTTTGAGGAAGATCTCAGAAAGTTCAAATACGTAAAGAGATGGCTGAAGAAGTATCACGAAAGTGGTACTATCAACAGCCATCTTTTGTTGAATCATATTATTGTTATCTTCAATAGTTGGAATGACGCCGCCATTCCTATGTTCTTTTTTAAGTTAGAGCCGGTGTATTGGGCCTATCTTAAATCTTTCTTCGTATACCTAGAAAGAATTCCAGAATATCCCCATACCTTGTTACACGACATTGAAGAAGATCTAAATATACTTAACGTCCTTAAAGGCTTATAGGTCTTATCTTTTCGTTAGCACTACAAGTATAACACTATTCCAGAGGTGTGTTAAATGACAAACTACCTACCTTCCCTTGAAGAAAGAAAACTGAAGATGTTCGAAGATGTCTGTACTACCTGTGGAGACGCAGGAGAGGGTGCTGACACGGGTGGTGGAACGGGCAATGACGAACAATCCGATGACAGTAACACTCTTCTAAAAACTCTTAGTATGTTACGTGATAAGAAGAAAGCCAAGAATAAGAAGTTGAAGGCAGAATAATGGTTACTGCTATCGTTACGGGGGTTGTTGGTCCTCTTCTCGGTGGTCTTATTTCATTAGCTATTTGGCAGGCCAAGAAGAACTCAGATCAAATTCAAGACGGACTCTCCAATTTACATGCTTGTATGCATGAAGTATCAACCAAGGTCGATGACCTATCAATTGATGTCGTAAAGAATTACTGTACAAAAGACGAGATCTCTAAACACATCGGAAGAGAAGAAGACTGGCAAGATATGCAACACCTTGCGTTGAAGGAACTGAGACAAGAAATGAACAATACCACCACAAGACTGTCTCACGACATTTCCGAGATGAAGGATATGCAATGGCAGATTAGAATAGACCAGTTAGAAATCAAGAAACAACTAGAAAGCGAAGACTGACTGTGTTAGAATAAGAGGGTTCTAGCTCTTACTTAATGTACACTGAGATCAAATATCTCAATATGCTGTCTCCAAGGCTTCAGAAGTTCAAGAGGAAGTCTGACTTCTTGTGGAACTTCCGTTGTCCCATTTGTGGTGACTCTAAGACCAATAAGAACAAAGCCAGGGGGTTTGTCTTTCAAATGAAAGGCAGCCTCCTTTATAAGTGTCATAATTGTCAATATAGTGTTCCTTTTCCTAAGTTCTTAGAGGATCTGGACCCCGTTATGTACAAACAGTACAGAATGGAGAAGTTCAAGGATAAGAAGCCTAAGGTGGATATGAGAAAGGTCCAGAGGGTGGTATCTACCACACCGGTGTTCAAACCTCGGGACATTTTACATGACCTCACGCCGATCAATAACCTAAATAATTCACACCCGGCGAAAGAGTATTTGCTCACCCGGCAGTTACCAACCCAAGCTCTGTATTTTACGGAGAAATTTAAAGAGTGGACGAACTCTGTTAAACCAAACACATTCCAGGATATTACCCAAGATGAGCCCAGGATTATCATTCCTTTCATCGATAAAGAGGGAGTTGTTTTTGGTTATCAGGGCCGTTCCCTTTCTAACAATGGTCTGCGTTATATTACTATCCTCTTGGATGAGGAAAGACCCAAAATCTTTGGTATGAACCGAATTGACTATGACAAAACTGTATTCGTCACTGAAGGACCCTTCGACAGCCTCTTACTTGAGAACGCTGTTGCTATGGCAGGTGCTGACGTGTCTTCTTCCGATCTTAGTATCGACAGTGTTTTTGTTTATGACAACGAACCACGAAACACCCAAATTACTGCTCGCATCAAGAAACACATTGACGACGGTCATAGAGTAGTAATCTGGCCAACAAACATCAAGGAGAAGGACATCAATGACATGTACCTGGCAGGTTATCCTGTCGGTGAAATTGTAAAATCGAATACGTACCAGGGACTCACCGCAACACTCAAGTTTAACGATTGGAGAAAATGACTACATCAACGAAAGAACAAATTTTCGTCAAAAAGCGAAATGGAAGAGGAACAGAACCCCTTGACCTGAACAAAATTCATGTGATGGTGGAGGAGGCGTGTAAAGATCTTGCCGGAGTATCTGCATCACAGGTCGAAATGAATGCCGAATTGTCATTCTATGACGGTATCACTACGGCAGACATTCAGGAGACACTTATTCGTTCTGCCTCTGACCTTATCAGTCTTGAAAACCCAAACTATCAGTTTGCGGCTGCCAGACTTCTTCTGTTCTCGATTCGTAAGTCCATCTACCACAAGATGTATGAGTCCTGGAGTTTTTCAACGCAGATCGAGTATGGCATTAAGCAAGGTGTCTATGACCCAGCAATCACTTCTTACTACACAGCAGAAGAGATTGATGAGCTCAATTCATACATCGAACACGAACGTGACCTGAAATTTACCTATGCTGGTCTACGTCAGGTCTATGACAAGTATTTGGTTCAGGACCGAAGCACTGGGAAGATTTATGAAACTCCCCAGTTTATGTACATGATGATTGCTGCGACTATTTTCCATGACTACCCTAAAGAGAAACGTCTATCGTACGTTAAGCGCTATTATGACGCCACCTCGCGTCATCTTATCAATATTCCGACGCCTATTATGGCAGGTGTTAGAACTCCTATCCGTCAGTATGCTTCTTGTGTTCTCGTTGATGCTGACGACTCTCTTGATAGTATCTTTGCCTCTGACATGGCTATTGGGTATTATACGAGTCAACGTGCGGGGATTGGTATCAATGCTGGTCGAATTAGAGCTCTGGGTAGTCGTATCCGTGATGGAGAGGTGCAACATACAGGCGTCATCCCGTTCCTTAAGAAGTTTGAAGCCACTGTTCGTTGCTGTACTCAAAATGGAGTACGAGGGGGTTCGGCAACAGTACACTTCCCAATCTGGCACAGAGAAATTGAAGACATCCTTGTTCTGAAGAACAATAAGGGAACTGAAGACAATAGAGTCAGGAAACTGGACTATTCCATTCAACTGTCAAAGTTGTTCTATGAAAGGTTCCTTGCTGACGAAGAAATCACTCTCTTCTCACCTCATGATGTGCCTGGGCTCTATGATAGTTTTGGGTCTGAAAAGTTCGATGACCTCTATCGTACCTATGAGTCTAACCCTGATGTACCACAACAAAGAATGGGAGCTCGGGATTTGTTCTTCGCTTTGATGAAAGAACGTGCCGAAACCGGTCGTATCTACATCATGAACATCGATCACTGTAACTCTCACTCATCCTTCACAGTTCCTGTTAGAATGTCTAACCTCTGTCAGGAAATCACTCTACCCACTGAACCCCTTACCCACATTGATGATGAAGCTGGTGAAATTTCGTTATGTATCCTATCTGCTATCAATGTTGGTAAGATTCGTAACCTCAATGAACTTGAAGGTTTATGTGATATTGCTGTCCGTGCTCTTGATGAACTCATTGAGTACCAAGGTTATCCAGTCAAGGCTGCCGAAAGAGCCACCAAAGCACGCCGTTCCCTCGGTATTGGTGTCATCGGGCTCGCCCACTACCTCGCTAAGCAAGGAGTCGGATATGATGATCCTTCAGCAACTACTCACACCCACCATCTAATTGAGAGACTACAGTATGAGCTCATCAAATCCTCTGCTGAACTGGCAAACGAGAAAGGACCTTGTGCTGCGTATACAGAAACAAAGTACTCTAAGGGACTTCTTCCTATTGACCACTACAAGAAAGAGGTTGATGAGGTTTGTGAAGCAGAACTTCTTTGTGATTGGGAGAACCTTCGGATTATCGTCGAAGAGTTCGGTATGCGACACTCGACTCTCTCAGCTCAGATGCCAAGTGAGTCCTCGTCTGTTGTCTGTAACGCAACGAATGGAGTGGAACCCCCAAGAGACTATCTCTCAGTTAAGAAGTCTAAGAAAGGAACTCTCAAGCAGATCGTTCCCTCCTACACAACACTGAAGAATAACTACAGTCTCTTGTGGGACCTTGAGAATATGGATGGTTACCTGAACATCATGGCAGTGATGCAGAAGTTCATGGACCAAGCCATCTCAACTAACACTTCCTATAACCCACAACACTTCGAGAACTCTGAAGTTCCTGCTTCTGTGTTACTCGGTGACCTTCTCAAGTCTTACCAACTTGGAATCAAAACCCTCTACTATCAAAATACCTATGATGGTAAGGGTGATGAGGAGATCGTAGAGAAGAATGACGTCGATGAAGCAGAAGAACTCCTCTCATTGACAGACGACTGTGAATCCTGTAAGATGTAGTTATGGGAATGTTTGATTATGTCCGGTGTGACTATCCACTCACACCGGATTTTGTTGGCGAATGTCAAACCAAAGACATTTGTGGAGACATTGGTGGAACAATGTCTGAATACTATATCGACCCTGGTGGTGGACTTTGGTACATCGATTACTACGGCACCTATGATTATGTAATCAAGGAAAAGTCCGGTGGTTCTATCGTCGACCTCTTTCGAAGAGAAAGAATCCGAACAGGGAAACATGGAAAGGTTAGGCCATTATTTGGATACACTAACTACTTAATAATCTATCCAACTCAACACGAAGGTAGTTGGCAAACTTGTCCCGAAGCTCGATTACATATAGTTGAGGGACGAGTCTTATCTTTCACAATCAAATCTAGAGGCAACCACGATGATCGATGGAATGACTGTTTTTAATCCTAATAGAGTCAACTCTAAAGAACAACCCATGTTCTTTGGACAGCCTCTTGGTGTCCAACAGTATACAAGTTTCAAGTATCCGGTATTTGATAGACTAACACAAACACAGTTATCATTCTTCTGGAGACCAGACGAGGTGTCTCTACAAAAGGACAGGAGTGATTATCAAACACTTCGCCCGGAACAGAAACACATTTTTACATCCAACCTTAAGTATCAGGTAATGTTGGACTCCGTACAAGGTAGGGGTCCTAGTATGGCTTTCCTTCCTTACTGTTCTTTACCAGAACTGGAGTCAGCTATGGAAGCCTGGGGTTTCATGGAAATGATTCACTCCAGATCCTACACTCACATTATCAAAAACCTCTACAGTGATCCCGACTCAATTTTCAGTACAATCCTCGACGATGAAAAAATTCTCTCCAGGGCTCGAACGGTTACACAATCTTATGACGAGTTCATACGAGAAGCTCACCAATACAGCCTCGGAGACTGGCAGCACGCTCTTGACGGAGCTGGCGCGTTTAAAGAAACGCGTTACGAACTCAAAAGAAAACTCTTCAGAGCAATG